GAATATGATTATTGCCCTTCGTGGCACTAAGCTGATTATTCCACCACAGCTTCAGTTCATTGCAGATCGTCTGCTGGAATCGACCTTGCGTCCCGGCACTGCTGACAATGATATTAACGCGACAAAAAACATGGGTATGGTGCCAGAGGGTTATACAATTAACCACTTCCTCACCGATACTGATGCGTTCTTTATCAAAACTGACGCGCCAAATGGCTTCAAGCACTTTGAGCGTTCTCCCATGCGTACAAACATGGAAGCAGATTTTGATACAGGCAACATGCGCTTTAAAGCGCGTGAGCGTTATTCATTTGGTTTCTCGGACCCACGTTGCGTATTTGGTTCACCCGGAGCGTAACCCAAACAAATGTTTGGTTTTGATTGGGGGCGGTTTATCTGCCCCCTTTCTTTTTTTACAAAGTTGCTGTATGTTTTTCTTGAACAATAATGTTCAACTAAACTTATATATCTTTGCGCCTGCAAACGCAGAGAGTTGACCTCGGACACGAGAGGAAGAAAACATGGCGACTACACACTTTTCTGGACCAGTACAGTCTACAAATGGCTTTGAAGTTCCCGTTGTAACAACGGCTAACCTTCCTGCTTTTGCAGACACTACAGTTGGTACTGTTTATATTGTTAGCGACAACGGCGCTGGTAACAATGAATATTGCTTGGTTATTAACACAGGTGCTGCTTGGGTTACGGCTGTTGGCGCTGCACTGAGCTAATAGGAGACTGCAATGTCAGGTCCAGTACAGGCATATAATTGGGCGCAAGGCACCTCTGCGGGTGTTGTTGGTCCATCTCGCTCAAGAATCCGACAAATTGTAATTTATGCTGCGGCAGCAGGAGCTTTTACGATTAAAGACGGCAGTGGTTCTGGGGAAACATTAATTACGCAAACTTTTCCTGTAGGCATGCACCATCTGAATATTCCTGATGACGGCATACTTGCTTCTAGTGGTGCGTATGTCAGTGCCTTTACAGGCTCAAGTAATCAACTGACGATCTTTTTATCTTAAATGTAGTAGGGGGTTTAGCCCCCCTATTATGCAGTAGGTGAGAAATGCCACGTAAAAAAGAAAACTCAATACGAAAAACTACTGGTAAGGGCGGTAATTACCGCAAGACAAAATCAGGCGCTGGCATGACTAAAAAAGGTGTTGCCGCGTACAAGCGCAAAAACCCCGGCTCTAAATTAAAAACAGCCGTTACAGGTAAGGTAAAGCCGGGAAGTAAAGCTGCAAATCGCAGAAAGTCATACTGCGCACGTTCTGCAGGGCAGATGAAAAAATTTCCCAAGGCTGCAAAAGACCCTAATAGTCGTTTGCGTCAAGCACGTAAAAGATGGAAGTGTTAAATCCCTGAAAAGGAAAAAGAAATGACTGTATCAGGCTCGAAAGACTTTGAATTAGACGTAGCCGATTACATTGAAGAGGCTTTTGAACGTTGTGGACTTGAGGCCACGACAGGCTATGATATGCGAACTGCGAAGCGTTCCTTGAACCTGTTGCTTGCTGATTGGGCAAATCGTGGTTTAAATCAGTGGACTATTGCGCAAAGAAACTTCACGGTTACAGAAGGTGATGGGGAAACTAGCCTTGGTGCAGATGTTATAGATATTTTGTCTTTAGTTATTCGTAGAAACGGGACAGATTATGCTTTAGATAGAATAAGCCGCGATACATACTTAAACATTCCTACAAAATCCACGAAAGGAAGGTCTACTCAGTATTTCGTTGACAGACAAATAAATCCAAATTTAAAAGTATGGCCTTTACCCGAAAACAGTACAGATGTGATTTACTATGACGCGCTCATACGAATGGATGATGCGGATTCTTATGTTAATACAGCGCAAATTCCTTTTAGGTTTTACCCCGCGTTAACTGCAGGATTGGCCTACTACATTGCAATAAAAAAAGCGCCTGATCGCATTGGTCTTTTGAAGCCAATATATGATGAAGAGTTGAACCGTGCGATGGATGAGGACAGGGACAGGGCTTCCTTTAAAGTGTCGCCAGACTTGAGAAATTATCGTTATGTCTAAATACGCTACAGGAAAATGGGCGTATGGAATATCTGACCGTTCTGGATTTAGGTATCGGTTGCGTGATATGCGCAAAGAATGGAATGGCCTTCTAGTCGGTAAAGATGAGTGGGAAGCGAAACAACCACAACTTGAACCATTAAGGGCAAGGCCAGACCCACAAGCGTTAAAAGACCCAAGACCCGAAAACAATGTGGAATCTATTAACAGTATCCAATGGGGGTGGAATCCTGTAGGGTATACAGGAGATAAATACGGCTTCACAGACAATAAATTAATCGCTAAAGGTCAAATTGGAATAGTTACGGTTACGGCATGACTTACGGGAAAAGGCAATGATATGGCATTAAATTACACGCAGCTAACTTCTGCCATAAAAGAATATACAGAAAATGAAGAAACAACTTTTGTTTCTTTAATTCCAACATTTATACGGCAGGCAGAGCAGCGAATATTTCGAACCGTAACAATACCTGAAGTTAGGTCTAACAGCACAGGGATATTGGCTCAAGGAAATCAATACTTAGAAAGACCTTCAGATTTTCTAGCTGTGTTTTCTTTGGCTGTAGTCGATCCAGTTACTAGCGCATATAGTTACTTGTTAGAAAAAGACGCTAGTTTTATGCGTGAAGTTTATCCAGTTGCCACTACTGAAGGTGTTCCCAGATATTATGGTCAGTTTGATGGCGATGTTATATCTGCAGGGACGCACGGACATTTTATTATTGGGCCAACGCCTAATGCGAATTATGTGGTGGAATTGCATTATTACTATGAGCCACCTTCTATAGTTACCAGCAGCACATCTTGGCTGGGAGAAAATGCGGATACAGTTCTTTTGTACGGCTGCTTGGTAGAGGCTTATAATTTTATGAAAGGTGAAGCTGACATTATGCAGCAGTACAAAGAAAGATATGATATTGCACTAAGGCAGCTTTCCGTGATTGACGCAGCAAGCAAGCGTGAAGTTTCGTATGGTGATAGTTATAGGGATAGAAGATCAGCATGAACATTCAAAATTTACCAAATATAGAATTAGGTAATGTGTCTGTTTCAACCACGAATAATCGTGGTTTTACGCCAGAGGAAGTAGCGCAGAGGTGTGCAGACAAGTTGCTTAACATTGCAGACAGTACACCGCCTGCTATTAGAGATCAGGCCATAGCCTACAAAAAAAGTATGGAAGCTGTTATAGCTTTGTATATGAAAGAGGCTATTAAAACGGACAGAACTACTGTATATAATGCAATCAAAGACGCTGGGCAACCAAAGCTGGCAGAATATATAAGGAAAATGTAGCATGGCATTCTCAGGCAACTATATGTGCACTTCTTTCAAAACGGAGATCATGACAGGGGTTCATAATTTCACTACTGCTAGTAATGTATTTAAATTGGCTTTGTTCACCGACAGCGCAACGTTAAATGCTAATACGGTAAGTTATACTGCGTCTGCAGCGGCTGGGGGAGAGATTACTGGAGCGAACTACACTACTACAGGTGAGTTTATGACCAGTGTAACCCCCGCAGCTATAGGTACAACTGCACTGGTTGACTTTAGTGATGTGACGTTTTCAAACGTTACTATAACAGGCGTCAGAGGCGCACTTCTGTATAATAACGCTCCCGTATCTGGGGGCGGTACACCTGCAGTTTGTGTTTTAGATTTTGGCGTTGATAAAGCGGCTAACCAAGGCGACTTTACAGTGGTCATGCCCACAGCAGACGCTTCCAACGCGCTAATTCGCATAGCGTAAAACAAGAAGGAATTAAGACATGACTAATGTGACCACTGGGTTGTCTGAAAAGTTTAAACTAGAGCTTTTAAAAGGTAATCACGATTTTGATGCTCACCAAATGCGAGTTTCTTTGATAAAAGAAAACGCTAGTGCTATTGGCTCCACTACTACCAACTGGTCCGTTTTCAACGGGGATACGGGGGGAGGGTCTACTTTTCAGCCGACAGGTACAAATTATAGCGATGGAAGCAGTCCTTTTAATACATTCACTACTGGCGCACCCGCGAACATCGCTAGTGATAATGTAGGGGGAGCGAACACAGCGTACCCTAAGTTAGTTAGTAGTGTGGCTATTATAGACCTTCAAGATGCAGTGTTTAGTAATGTCACTGTAACGGCAGACGGTTGCATACTATACAATCAACAACATCCTTCAGGGGCCGATGCAGACAACATAATAGCAATATTTGATTTTGGCGGTACGGTTAGTGCTACTGCAGGTGATTTTACAATCCAATTCCCAGCCGCAGGTTCTAGTACAAGTATCCTAAGATTGGCTTAATATGAGGGTCGGTCTAAATGGCAAAGTTTTTTAACCGTGTAAAGGTAACAATAACATCTACTGGAACAGGTAGCGTTACCTGCGGAACTGCTTTAGCAGGTTTTCAAAGCCTAGCAGATGCTTCTGTGGCTAATGCTGATGTTGTTCGTTATACCATCATTGATGGCAATTCTTATGAATCTGGCACTGGCACGGTAACATTATCTGGTTCCACTTATAGTATAAGTCGTGGGCCTTCTGTGTCTTCCGAGTCAAACAATTCTGCTATTGATGTTACGGCAAACGCTAGTTTATTTCTGACCATGTTAGCGGAAGATGTAGTTGTAAACTTAGCCGACTTAGACAATGTATCGACTGCCACCCCTTCTGACGGGCAAAGACTAGCTTATAATGCAAGCTCAGGTTTGTGGGAACCTAGTTCTCCTGCCGGGTTAGCGGCTAGTATCACCACCGTAGCTAATCAGGCTTCTTTACCCGCTTCGCCATCTACAAAAGACTTAGCATTTACGGCGGACACAAAAGCCTTGTATATTTATGACGGCGCAGAATGGGATCGAATTTACACTGATACAAACGCTGTACCAGAGTGGACAACATCACCCCCCGCAACTGGTGTTTTAGCTTCAGACGGTACTGCAACGGTTCAAACTGTTGTAGCGTCTGACCAAGAGGGGTTCACAATTGAGTACTCCTATGACACCAACCCGTCAAATAA